ATGCTAGTGGTTTCGGCAAAGGTGTGTAAAATAAAATAAAAAGTATTTTAAAATGGCAAGACCTACTGATTACACAATAGCTGATGGCACAGGTGCTCAAGTATTAGATGATATTACTAATGTATTTACAGAAGGAGTGTTAACAACAAATAAAGGATCTACAAGACCAAGTTATGCTGTAGCTGGTACGTTATTTATTGAAGGAAATACATTAAAAGTTGCAACTTCCAGTTCAGCAAGTGGAGATACAACGATAGGAGATATAACAGCAGCAAATTTAGGTTTACTTAGTACATCTACAACTGTTTTAAATACTTTAACTGATATTGTTAGATCTGATAACACAAGTCGTTTGTTTATATCAGGGGGTACTGCTAATAATGGTGCAAATATAGTTTTAAATGGAGGTCAAACTACATCTACAGCAAATATTTTTGATTTAAGACATGATACAACAATAAAACTTAGAATACCTAATTCT